CAGATCAATGATTCCTACAAGACTCTGACAAACAATGCACGAGCAGCAGGTAGGGAATGGATTAACAATAATTTTAGTTTATATGAATTAGGTAGAACTATGCACTCGGTTCATACCATAACCAGAGATGCTACAAACGCATGGAATACCTACAATCTTATCCAGATACGAAATGAACAGATCACACAAAGCGTAGCAGATGCACAGGAAAAACTAGCTCAAGCGTATGCAAGTGGTGATCCTTCAAGGATAGCACAGGCTCAAAAAGATGTTGCTACCCAACTAGACAATCAAAAAAAGGCAGCAGAACAAGCCCAAGCCGCATATATTACAATGGCAGTAAATATGGTGTCCGCTTCTGGTACCTTGTTTTCTTCTGTCATTCCTAAATTATTGGGTTTGATTCAAACAATGAAAGAAGTTCAGATAGCCGCAGGTGTTACGGCTGCAATTTCCACGGCCGCAGGCGGCGGAGTAGGTGCCGGAACTCTGGCAGGTGCAGGTTCGGGAGTCGGTGCGGCTCTCTCAAAAGGTGCCGGAATAGCAGCACGAGCAGCAGGTCCGGCAGCCATAGGAGTAGCTTTATTGTCCATGATGGGGCAACAACAAGCAGGCGAAACAGAAGTACCGACAGGAATCGGTGCATTGCAACAGATAGGCGGAGATATTGGCAAGGTAGTATCAAATACGTTTAATATTATAGTACAAGACGCAGGTGCAGCAGCTAAACAAGTTCAAAACGAATTATCCAAAGTATTATCTTTCGGTGGTCAGCCCGCAAGTTGACCGTAACAAGTGCGTGGACTATTGTAGACGGTGGAGTTACAACAACTTCCAAGGATTCAGGATCTAAGATCACATTACGTGCAAACCATCCGTCCGAGGCAATGATAGTCTTTGACAATTCCGACAATTCACTGAATACAACATTTAATCCAGAGGATGAAATCGATATCAAAATCGGCTCACAAATAATGATGCATGGATTCATCTATAACGTCGAGGATGTGTTATACCCAGGCAGAAGAAAAGATATGAACATCTATGTAATGGACTGGGGTTCGTATGTTGCTTCCAAGACAATCTTTGAACGGGATTACCAACTGACAAAATATGCAAAAGACATGTTACTCGATGGTGCTGCCAAGATAAACGCCCTATACTCAGGTGCATTATTGACGAGTGGAGTGGATACGACGGGGTTGTCTACTTCCAACTTTGCAGTAAAAGGCAGAAGGTTTCAGGGTACTTATGTCAAGGATGTATGGTATGCCGCAGCCGATACGGGCGGTTTTGATTATTTTGTTGACGAAGTAAAAACATTACAAGCATGGCCCTTTGAAACCAATACCGCACGAAGAATCCAAAAATCGGGAACAAACTATAAAATTGTAGACTATCCCCCGACACACAACTATGAACTACTGGCAAGACTGGACAAGTTCAACCAAACATGGTCACAGGATGTCCAGAACAAGTATCGTACAGTCAAAGTAATCAATGGAATCGAGGATACTTACCCTGCCGTAGTCGATCAAGGCAGCATGGCGTCATATCCTCAAAAGGATTTCGCATATCCCAAGTCGGCTTTCTGGACTACACAACAACTGGATTCTGCGTATGATCCTGGTCCTGGCGGTGTCCCAGTCCGTCCAATGTTCGGGTTTAATCAGAATGAAATTGCCCTCGGTGTGCCGTCTATCTATCTTTACGTCGGTGATGCCTCGACAACTTTTAGACCTCTATTCCAGCCAAGGATAAGGACAACCACAGGGGCAGTACAGGGGATAGACATGAACATCACTTGGAACGCATACCAGACGATAGGATTTTTCATAAACCTTGCAAACCTGACGGGGCAGACAATAGACACCGTAACCATCACATTAGTAGACATCAATAACCTTGGTGGATTCTCACAAAACTTGTCATCTGCAAACCTTACAGCAGCAAAGGCGGGCTGGACTTGGATTCAGATACTTTTACCTGTCATCAATAACGGTTCATCAAACGGTTGGTCACTAATCAATGCTACAAGCCCGCTTGAATACGGTTACTGCAAGTTTGACATCTTACATTCTGGATCTGGCTCTGGTTATACGGTAGGTTCTCATGCTGACTTTGCAAACTTTAACTTTTGGAGAATAATGGGAAATACCCAGTCAGCAGCCGGAAGTCCGCCTACGCAAAAAATAGTCGTAAACCGCAACCTTACAGATCCTACCATGATACAAAACTTTGCAATCCGTGAATTACTGAGAACAAATACTACCAAGCAAGGTCCTACTGTAACCATTGACGGAAATACTGACTTCCGTATGCCTGGGTACAAGTGTGATATTGATTTTACTGCATCATTGGGTACTGGAAGATCCGCAACAGATTTACGCATAGACGAGATAGAACATACCTTGGAAAAAGGATTCCATTACACAAAACTTACATTCGATAGCTCGTTTTATCGCCCATAGGTGATATCATGGGGCTATTTCAGGCGTTACAAAATTCAAGCAAGAATCAGAAAATAGACTTCCTATCCAAGATTCAGAACAAGACACCTGCCGACAGCCTTTTAGTGGATGATGCCCAGAATTACTATAATCACTAGACATGGCTAACACATTTTATTATCAACGGGGCGAATCTGCGGGAACAATTGCAGACCTGTCAAGCGTTTTTGGATTTACGGATCAATCTGTGATCTTTGAAGATGGAACAAATCTTGGACAGGATAATACGCATTTTAGTTATGATAAAACAAATACACTGCTAAAACTTTTTGGTACATATCGTTCCTACGGTTCTGCTTATGCAAACAACAAGTATATTGAAATATATAAAAATCCTAGTGGTACTCAAGCTGTCTATAACGTAAACGACTCATCCACCCCTAACGGACATTTCTTTGCATCCAATGGAAATCTAAGTGCTGGATTATTGGCGATTGACACCAACGGATTATATTTTGGTGCTACCGAAATCCAAAACCCGATAAATGTTTCTGCCAACTATACTGCCGGACTGACTTATAGTGTAATATTTTGTGATGCGACAAGCGGTGCGTTTACTGTTACATTACCAGCTATTACAGCACCGACAGCAGGTTTGCATTATTATATCATAAAAACTGATTCAAGTGCCAACGCAGTAACCATAGCAAGAAGCTCAACAAATACGTTCATTGGTACAGGTACAACATCCTTGACTCTGGGTTCACAAGGATCTAAGGCTAACTTGATAGCTTCATCAAATGGATTTTGGGGAGTATTTTGATTGATCTGCTAGTCTGCGGATTAATGATATACTATCATGTAGATTGTATCCAGTTTTATTTTTATGATGGAAATAATGCCTTTCCGATGCCGCATACTCCATACAAATTCCTAGCTGATTCAGAGAAATTCGGAAAACTTGGTATTCTTCACATGTATAATACCAATCCAAAACTAAAAGACGCCTGCGGTATGTCCATTTTAGAACATGAACTGCAAAGATTCCATCAGGATAGATGGGATTTTGGATTCTGCAACCTGAAAAACGAACACTTTTAAACAACTTTAAAGACGTTTAACTATGCAAAATAAGACGATTATGGCATTGATATTGGTGTCAACCGTATCACTCAGCCCAGTATTTGCCACAGATTACGGCAATTACGACCATTCGCAAGGCAATGGCTACCAATGTGCAACAGGTCCAAGTCAGCAGTTAGAATGTCAGCTAATGAATATCCTAAGCGATCTATTGCCAAAGATACTGACACAGTTACAGATGACAAACTCCAACTTGCAACAGGAGATAGAAAACCAGAAAATCATGATCCAGAACCAACAACAGGAGATTAATTTATTGTCTCAAATGATACCACAGAATCATACGGTATCGAACTGTCACAAGTCTGGAACTGGCATTCTCTGTGGATGACCAAACCCTTTTTATCCTTTATTTTGTTTGATGATACCATGGGTTTAGACTATACAGATCCTAAAGAAGAAACCACACCACAAAAGCCATCATGTAACAAGTGCCACAATGAACTCAAGGCAAACAACCAATTTTCAGTAGATGATGACAAAACCCTATGCGGGGACTGCCGAAAAGAATATCAAAGTTACATAACAAAGTTCTATAATCCATAAGTTGCCAAATTTGGATAACTTGGTGTTAGATTACACACAATTACAGGAAGCTGGTATAATTCTTGCAATGCTGGCAGCAATTACGACCGCAATAATCGCAGGCGTAAGACGTATTTACTGTAAAGGTAAGAATGATTCCATATTGAATGAGAGGATAACACTTTTAGAGACATGGAAGGAAAATCATATCAAGGAATACCAGAAGTTGCAAGATACCAACGATGAAGTAAAAAAGGAATTATTCGAGGTAGGCAAGAAGATTGAATATCTTATAGGACTCTATGAAGGAAACGGCACAAAAGAATCATAGATAAATACTGATGATATTTACAAATACCATGACAGGTTCATTGGACGCAGGCGGATTGTATCTGGCTGTATTCATTGTCGCAGGTGTGTCGTGGTCACTTTCTGGCTATATTAACGGCATAAGATCACATGCAAACTTTGAAAAAGCAAACCCAGGTCAAAAAGATCCAGACTGGCAAGGATTCCAACCAAAGGCTATGCGTGACGACATCTTCATAGGTTTAATCCTGGGAGTAGTTGCATTTCTAGTCAATGGTTCGGGTAGTCTACCACAAATCAATACCGTGCAGGCTTTTGTTGCAGCGGTCATCGGTTCGTATGGACTTATCGGAATAACTGATAAGATTGCCGTCGGTGCAATTCTAAACAAATAGGGTATACTTTTTTAACTACCCAAACTATCTTTTTTCTAATGAAAGTAACAACAAACCTACTTCCAGCGGACGATCAACATGCAACGGCATGGCTTCCACAAGGTGCAGTCCTATTGGTATCTACAACAGATCCAGGGAATACACAGTTTATTGATGTGGAACTCTGGGACAAGGATCACAATCCAATAACTTTCGGGCAGACTGATCCAGAATTTGGAATGTCTGATTTTGTTAGGCTGAAACTATTGCGATATGGTAGAGACTTGACAGGCCCAGCAACCATGAAGGTAAGGTATGCTGACTCTGGCAATGTAGAATACGGCGAAGATGGCGACTTTTTAATCGCTTAATTCTTTATTTTTTATACAAAATTTGCATGTTTGGGGCGTTCTATTCCCTGCTTCATAGCCTTGTTTCTATCCCTCATCCAGCATGGCGGACAAGTCTTGACGTCTAACTGCGTCATTTTGGAATGAGATTTTTGGATTAATTCCTTCAAGGTATTTTCCCTGATATCACCAAGTTCAAAGCCTGGAATGTATTTTTGAATACAGCAAGGATAGATCTTACAGTCTGCACCCAAAGCCCAGACGAATCTTTGCATGTAACAGGTATCAAAGTCATCATTTCCATGCGTATAGGATTCTAGTTTGTATAATGCCGGTGTGACTACATAATCAGATCGTGAGTGACATTTGACTGCAATATTAAGCATGTCTTGGGCGTGTTTGAGATGCTCTGGTTCTATCTGCCCTATTCCTGTTCCCTCGATATACATGAATGAAAACCTGATGTAGTCCACGCCAACCTCTGAAAATAATCTACTCGTATCCAAAATATCATCAAAATTCTGGTCGGTAATCACAAAATTTACACCTATTGTAAGTCCCTCATCTTTTGGATTCGGTATCCGTTCGTATAATTTTCTTTTCTCTACAAGTTTCTTGATTGCTTCCAACCTTCTCTCAAAATCAAGGTTTCCAGTCCTGTGGATCTTTTTATGCGTTTCAGGATTGGAACTATCAATCGATATTCTAACCCACCTGAAATGTCTAGCCATTGTTTCAATTCTTTTTTCTGTCATCGTACTGCCGTTTGTAATCAAGCCAATTTCCAAGCCATATTTGACACAATTATCGACCATCTCATCATAGGCAGACCATAAAGTGGACTCACCCCCCCCAGTGAAAGTTATTGAAGGGATACCAGCTTCATAAAACTGCCTTGGTAATTCCTTGGCAAACTCTACGGGAAGGCTTGTGTTTTTTGATGGCTTACCTATTGGCTTGAACTCGTCAATCATTGGCAACTTTTTCGGGTTAAGCAAAGGCAACATGTTCTTTGCGTTATGCGATTCTTCTGCACGGTAAGAACAAAAACTGCAATTATCATTACAATAAAGTTCAAGATCTACCTGAATGTTAGTCGGTGCAATCGGTTTCCCTTCCTGTAAAAGTTTCAGCCTGTCAAGGTGATAATTTGCCTTTGATAACGAGAATGGTGCTTCCACTAACCTAGTAAATCGCTTGCCTTTTTAAATATTGGTGGGTGTTTCTCGTTTTTTCGTACACTGATATCGTAATGTTTCTGGCAGAGGTTTCGTTTTTCTATCCCGATTGATACCGTAATCACTGAACGTTCAGGGCATTTTGATATCGAGCATTTCTTGGAACGATCCTGACTAGATATCTTTGCTTTCTTGACTGTTTGCCTTTTCTTTCCGTATGCAGATAACGGGATTATGAAACTCATTTCTTTCGGTAGATAATCCAGACGGAAGGATACGGTGCTGGATACTTGGTTGGTTTTCCTCTCTCATCATTGAACTTGATTCGACCTTTTATGAAATGAACCTCGGCTTTATTCTCTACGTAATCATGCCACCATTTGGTATCCGTCTTGGAATAGGTCAAGATCAATGCGTTTACGTTGTGTTTTAGATGCTGTTCATAGGCGTATCTCATAAAGACTCCGACTTGAGAATATGGCGGGTTCATGTAGAAATCCATATCCCACTCTTGCTTTAACGTATCAATCTCTTTGGTGAAATAGCATACAAATTTTGCATTGGGACCGTTTGAACAGACATCCAATATGGGGAAAATCCGATAATCAATACATGCCTTGTCTAACTTGTCTTGTGGCGTTCCGTATTCGTCTTGTACTGTGATTCCTTTCAAGTGTTGGACTGCTTTTGATTTACTCATTCTCCCCACTCGCATTGCGTACAGCATATCCTCTTATGAACGTGGCATAGTTTCCGCTTTCTGCAGACATTTCCGCATTTCTGGCATAGTTCTTTTGATACGTGCGGGTTGCTATGCGTGTTGAATTCCTTGTTTTTGTAGCGTCTTTTTATTATTTCATAGAAAAGTTTGTTTACATTTGTCTTTCCAAGTCTTAGATCTTCATTTTCCTTTTCAGTCCCATGCTTGCGGATATAGTTTATCCTTGATACAGTCCCAGCACCGACTCCGATTATCTTTCCAACCTTGTAATCTGCCGAGTTCTCTATCTGTTCCTGTCTTGTCAAAGGTTTCCGTATCCCTAATCTTATCTCGGATAGAAACTTTTTCCTATTCTCGTTATTTTCATTATGCAAGATATTTTTATAATCATCCATGAGGACGACCATTTCATAATTTGATAACTGCCTTCTTTTCAGGTTGGCAGTTATGACGTACATTTTCTCTGCAATCTTGTCGTCAAAGTCCTTTACTACATATCTTACAGTTTTGTCTAACAACGTACAAATCTCATATCTTGTGTGTCCGTCTAGGATTTTGCCATCCTTTGCAAGTACAATCGGCTCATGCAAGCCCTCTTTTTCGATTGATTCCTTGAGGAAGGCATGCTGATTTTTGCCTAACCTTGGAACTGCATGAAGATAGGCAATGTCGATATATGGCACAAGTTTCGGATCTTCCCCATTTCCCGCATACTCTACATTTGGAACCTTGATGTCATTTCGTAGTTTGGATTTATAGTTTGAATTTCTAGGCTTTTGGCGTAATCTGTATCCACAACATGGACAGTACAAGCCATCATATTGGATGAATATCTCACATACTTGGCAACGCTTCTGTCCAATACCATATCTTGATTCACCTGTAATTTTAAATGCCTGAATATTCTTACAGGTACCCTTGCATGCCATATCTAATGAAAAGTTTTTGGGTACACTTGCTTCTTGAGATATTCCTGTCTCTCTATGCTCTGGTCTTTGGCTTCCTCTGGTACTTCGAATTCATCCGAGTCGAATTCCTGTTCATCAAACTCGTCGGTTCTTTCGTCGTCAAAACCCACTAGCTAACCACTTCCTCGGTTTCTATCCATTTGAAAGCACCATCCTCGTATATGATATTATCATACCGTGCAATCACAAACTTTCTGTAATTGTAGAAAGTTGAGGGGGATAAATCAAGTAGATTACAGAACTTTACTATATCTACTACTTTTTCTTTTTTGACCAATTGATAGATCTTGTCTATCGCTTTTGACATGTTACGCTTCATTACTCCACTCTACTTTACTTTCTACTTAAAGATTTAGGATAAGTTTGTTTTAGTTTTTTATTTATTTATTTTCTCTTTTAAAATTTTTTTATTATAGTGATTTGTAAAAAGTAGAGTAGAGTAAAATAAAAGTGAATGGTAAGTTCATTCACTAAATACAGAAAAATTCGAGCCGTGCCTGCAAACGTCTAGGAGTGTTCTGACTCACTAATCTGTCTTTTAGCGTATGTTTTAATTAAAAATTGCTTTAGGGTTTCCTTCCATTTCTTGTCGGATTCCCATATCTTGCAGACACCAAACTTTGCCTTGGTGTAGGCCCAATCCCGTTTTAGATCGTGATTATTTCCCTCAAAATGTCCTTTTCTTCGCTTGCTTCCCTTGTTTGGCTTGGCTTCTTCCTCGTATTCGATTATGATCTTATTGTGAAAATCCAGTACATCAGGGCAGAACATTTCAAAGCCGATCAATGGAAGTTTGCCGTTACCGATAAAGCATGTTCCAAGGTCTGAGATGTCTATCCTTGTCTCGTAATTTCCTTGGTCAAACTTGAACCGAAAACCTAGTCCAAATTCTTCACTGATTCGGTTAGCTTCTTGCCATACTGGATAGATACGATCAAAGTCTCGATGTCCCAAAAAATCACTTGTAGTTGTTTATTATTTTATTGACTTTGTTTAAATCTACGGTTTCGCCTACACCACGAAACTCGTAAGGTACTTTCTTGATCTTCTTGGCAATCCTGGAAAGTTTTTCCTTTTCTTCCCTGATGTATGCAGAAGGACTAGTCATTTGTACTTGTACTCCTTGTTCAGTTTGTTTCGTATCGTACTATCATCCAGTATGCCGTCAAAGAGTTTGCACATGTATTTTGTTACTTCCTTATCTTCCATTTCTACGAATCCCTTTAGGTTTTCTGCCATCTTTGGGATTATTTCTTGAGGATTCAGGAATTTTGGCACTCTATCACTCCCTTTTGCAGTTCGATTATTTGTTTGAGTTCTCGAATCTCAACTTCTTTTTCTTCCAATTTTTCTTTCAAGGAAGCGATAAATTCCTCTGGTTCGCTGGAATATCCTTCTCGACTCATTGGTGTCTCATCCCTTCATAGCCTGCATAACGGATCTCTCTTGCACCGATTATGTGCTTGCATTGGAAAGCAAATCCATGTGAGCTAATCCATTTCTCTACATTACCATGATAAAACGAAGGACAGTCGCAATCATCCTCAATATGGGGGATATGTGACATTACTTTCCCATGGTACTTTACATCATCCTTGTTGGCTACTTGGATGCCTGTTTTCTTGTCGAAACGATCCTCTGGTTCCAAGACCAAGAAATTTTCCGAGTCTGTGAATTTCAAAACCACTTCCTTGGAACGTTCGATTCTTCCAATTTCAAATAGCGGGTTTAACATTCGTGATTATAGAATATGGTTCTATTTATTCGTTTAAACATAATTAAATTATTTTAAAGTTTATTAAGGGCATATTTCCTAGTATTGGTATAATGGCAAGACATCTCGTAGTAAAAGACGAAATCGGCTGCGTAGTGGAACAGATAGCAAACGAGGATAAACGAGACATCGGGATAACTACCGAAATCTTACTCTCTGAAAATCCAAGATTCAAAAAAATAGCAGAAGAAATGAGGAAGTCGAAGAAATAATGGTAGAAAAGAAAGAAGGTGCAACTATGGAATGTTTGAACTGTGGAAATGACCTTGTCTGCGGTTGGTCCAAACCTTCGGATACTTTCAAACAAAAACTGCAATGGCAAAACAAGAATGGTAAGGCTCACTACAAGTATGAAAACGGCGAATATCTTTGCATTGGAGAGGATGGTGAAGTAATTGAAACACTACCAAAAAAAGATACAAAACCGGAAGCAAAAGGGTTACAACCGAATTTAGATAAAGTAATCAAAGATGCAACCGAAGAAACTCCAAAAAGAAGTCCAGAACAAAAAGTAATAGATGCTATCCAGATGGTAGAGCTACTCTGGTGTCCAGCTCTTGAAAAGGCAAAAGAAGTATACCAGATTTCACCTGATACCAAGGAACCACAGACTAACAAGGATGTAATGATACTATCACAAGTATTTTTCAAAGCAATGGTTGAATCTTACCTGAAATGACAAACAAAACCTTCCAATGTGGATGTGTTGTTTCTGATACCGAAGTTATAAAATTCTGTAACGATCATTGGATGGATTACATAATCAGTGGAAATGTCATATATCCAAAAGACAATAAAGGTGATATCTTGTTAATCAGTGTTCAACCAATAGTAAACCCATTTGGTAAGAGTATTTTCACGAACATCAAAACACTAAATCTAACGGTAGATACCAAATGACACAGGTCGTAACCTACGATAAGAACAAGAATGAAGTTCGTACTCTAATCAAGAAACCCTTTATCATGGCTTCTGAAATGCTGGGATGGAAGAATAGAAAATCCCAAGGACTGGGATTCAACAAGCAGATCATCAATACTTGTCTTGTAAACCATGCAGATCTTACCGTATACGTGGAATCGAACGAAGCCTGGTATAATATTTCCTTTGAATCACTAAAATCGTTCATGGATTATTATTTTACAGATTATCAGGTCAAAAGCAACGTAGTCCTAAACGTGATCGCTTTCGATGAGTTCCACTTGATATCGTAAAATGTCTGAAAATTACTCGGATGACAACTGTATTTGTAGGGCAGAAATTATCAATCCTGACTGTCCTAGACATGGAAAGATCCTAAGCTAACTTTTATTTCCTTTTGTAATCAAGAGTTTCAAATTAGGAATGAAATATCTTATGTAACTAATCAAGTCATATTCTTCACATCCACAATTAAACGAATAATCATTATCTGGATACCATGATATGCAGACTCCTTTAGGATCTGATAGATGATCATAACTCACATGATCATAGAGTCTATGTTCACAGTTGTAGCAGGGAAGCCAACCATAGACATACTTCTTTGATTTCTCTAGTACATGGTTAACATCTAAACAGAATCTAGCAAACTTGCTATAAGGTAACTGGAATTGATACATCTAGTAACACTCCGATTCTTTTGTCATTTAGGTACTCCGAATAATGTGATAGACATGGTTATCTTACATCTATTACAAAAGTAATCATCTTTTCCTTTGAAGAATGGAGTTAACTCTTTTCTACAAAGAGGGCAAAACATACTCAAGACGACTTCACCGCAATATCATCAGACTTTTTCATTCCTTGTCCACGAGCATATTTGATTCCACAATTAATGTAGTTGTGTTCATGAACTTGATCTGCTGGACACGAATTTACCGAACGATAATATCTATCATGTTTGGAATTATGAAGAAAAATGAATCTGAATGAACCTACATCATAGAATCGATTACAAGTCTTACAAAAATAATATCCATCACTCATGTCTCTAAACCTTCCTTTTGAAATGTAATCGGGAAAGCCTCTAAAGGATTTTGCTTGATGACAATATCTGGACTTAGAATCAATATTTCTGAGGACTTCTTAGAATCATTACTAATTCCATACTTCCAAGTTAAATTCATGATTCTAAATTGGCCATATCTTTCTCTAATGACCTCTGTATCATTGTATGATAAAATCCATCTCTCACGATTCTTGAGTAATTCATAGAGCATATTATGTTCAAACTCTTCCTTACTTCTCTTTGAATAGGCATAGAGTCTATCATGTTTAACATAAGGTGGATCTAGATATAGAAAGTCCTCCGAGTGTTTTGGTATTGAGGCTTTGAAATCTGAATAACCAATATGAAACCCACTTACCTTGAAGTTTCTAACTCTATCAATAATGGCCTTATTGAATCTCTGATAGATGTCTGTGTATAATCCACCATTAACAGTAGAACCACCAAATGTAGTTCGATTTAAAATAAAAAACATAACTGCACGCATAATAGAGTCTTGTTCAATGAAGATCTTTTTACTCCAAGTACGTAAAACATTCTTATCAATATTGAAGTGTTCTTGAATCTTGTCTGCTAATTGCTCTGGATTGTTTACTAGGTGATTCCAGAAATCTACTAAAGGTTCAAAGTTGTCATAACCATAAACTCTAATTCCTTTGGTTGCACATGATAACTCGAAAGAACCACCGCCTATGAATGGTGAACATATTGTCTTTAGATTCTCAGGTAAGTATTGAGTTAATGATTTAATTGCTCTTGTCTTACCCCCTGCATATCTTAAGGGCGATATGGCATGTTGACATTGGTTATCTTTTGTCAATCTAATTCATCCTCATATTCTTTACATAATTGATAATCCACATGAAAATAAATCGCTTCTTTAACATGACATTCATCACAAATCCCTTGATTCATAGTATATGCACCATTGGTTCATCAAAACTATACTTACTTGGTAACTTCAAAAGACATTCAGGGCATCTTAACCAATTATACATCCAATTTACAATAACACAAAGTACGATTTTCTTATGAAGTGGACAATAAGAATAAGTGTTTGTTGTTTTCCATCCCCTACGTGTAAGTGGACAATTTGTTGTTCCTGTCAAGATGAATCTCTCCAAAGAATTTCATTAGTAACAACCTCATTTACAATTTCTAATCCACATTCTGAACAAGTAATTTTTCTAGTTCTAAAAAACATGTAAATTGGATAGAATCGCTGTTTTTGGCAACTATTACAAAAAACTCTAAAATATGCTACGGCTGTCTTTCTTTCTAGACGGTCTGACGGAACTGTCATTTGGATAGTTTCTCCTTACGTCTTTTAGCCCACATTTCTTCATGAGTTAACCTACCTCGTTTTATTCTTCCCTTAGTCTGATAGTATTTGTTCTGTCTTTCTCTTTGTTTTTTGCAAGGTAAACAATCACATTTGTAAACTCCACGTTTCTTAAATTCTGCCATTACGGTTTCTCCATAATGTCATTTGCCTTAACTCTGGACTCACAATCGCATTGAATCATCTTCTTAACATGATAGCCACCTTTAGAACATTCATCATCATAATCTATTGAAATACTCATCCAATCACAATCAAGTAAGATACCACAATTAAAACAAACTAGATGTCTCATTCTAAAAGATTCTCCTCTTCCATTAATTCGATGGTGCACATTACACATCGATAACCTTCTCTACAGTCGCATGAATTATTTATAGTCATTTCATTTGCCACTCCTCAATAAGTTTCTTAAGTATTGGGCATTGTGTGTCATGATACCCATTTGCTATTTTACAGTCTTTACATTTGTTATCTACTGTCAACAGATTAACCCCTCATGATTAAGTTGTTTGACTGATTGAATTGAGTGATCTAAAAGTATTTTCATAGACGGTAATCGTTTAGATAGTTTTTCAGCGTCTAGTAAATGATTCATGGCTTGTTGAATTTCAATTAAAAATCTATGATATTCATCAAGTGGATGAGGTGGGTTTATTCCCTTGCATATTGGACACTTTGTTGTAGATGTCAATCTAATTTCTCCATTAATTCAGGATTTTTGGCATAAAGTTCATCTGCAATCTCATTCATTTCTTCTTCTGAACATTCCATAGTATACCACCAAGTACCTACACTTCTACCTGTTTTCCTGAACCTATCTTGGTCTAAATCAAACATCTTTACTTGTACCTCGAAACGTTTGGAAGCAATCTGCGATATGGTGTACTGCTTGTGTTCTAGACATCATAGTAAAACAAAATATCTTACATATTGGACAATGGTCATACTTGTTTGGTATTTCCCAGACCCCTGCACACTTTTCACATATCTCTACGTTTGGATACTGTAATTTTAGTTTAGCAATAAGTTTCTGTTTACTTTCTAACTTCTTTGTTGACATGTTAGAAATTCTCCAAGTAGTCTGAAAGATTGTTTTCATTACAGTGAATAACGCAATCACGTTTAACATTGTAAATTGTAATTGTCTTAAGTTCTGTACCAAAATCGTCTATGTTCTCTTTACCTTTTGCAAGGGCTAACATTCGCTTGCCTCTGTAAGATAGACCATTAGTTGATTGTGTCATTAAGCAGTACACCTATCATCTAACATATTACAATTTGAGTGCCAATACCTTCCATCTCCATCAGTCCAGATATTTTTGTCTTTTATTACTCTCTTACAGTAATAACATTTCTTATGTCTCATGTAATTTCTCCAAATCTGAATAAGTCCATGCTTCTAAATTATGAGTATTACATCTAACATAATTTGCTCTGATTACATCATCTCTTTCTTTTGTGATAAAACATTTACCTTTAGATGGAAGTGTCATTTGGTGTATTCACCTACAATGGTCATACTATCCAAATCAAAATCAAATGGCTTATCGTTTGGTCGTGACTTTGTTAATTCTTCATGCCATTTCTTCAATCCATGTTTAGCGATATACATTAGATGATTTACTGTACCATGATATTGAGCACCACTACAACCTTCGTTAACCTTTAGCATTAGTTCTTTACATTCCTTGAATGATTCAGGTGTATCAATCAATCCAAAGACATTCTCAAAACTTGCAGTACCTTTTAGCAAGTCAGAAGGTTGGTCATACTTTGCAAGATATTTTATTCCAGTCCATAGCATCTTTTGGCATCCTTCTTCATAACCTCTTGGAAAGCCTGAAATTTCCCAAGTCTTGACAATGTTCTGATTACATAATTCCTCTACTGTCATGCTTGTGGCACTCCTAGTTTTACCTTCTTCTTATTAATTAACATTAAAACATATTTGAATAAATCCTCTGGATCTTCGTTCTGATACTCGCCTGTTAAGATTACAGATTTGTTGTCTGTTTTTCCTTGGTCAGTCCATAGTAGAATATCATAGTAGAATACACCCTTTTCTTTTCTTAGTTTGCATACCATGCTAGAACCGTAATAGACTTGTCTTATTTTCAGTTCCTTGATTCTGTCTTGTGAATTCATACTAATTAAATAAGTTTAAAAGAATTTAAATGTATTGATTCGGTAATTTGTGTTAATTTCCGTAAAGTAGATGACTCTAAATATCACAATTCCCTCATGAAACACGGCTCTCTTGCAGGAATCAAGTCTAATCGATATCAACCAACTACTAAAAGAAGAAGTTTCTCAAGCAAACATGTTCATCAAACGGGCACGGGAAGTATTGGAACCTATCTATTTATCCGCAGCTAGAAAACTCGTATCCTCCGGTGTAGTGGAATCAGAACAAGACGCATGTGCAAGACTGACAAAGATATTCGGTCCCGACCACGAAAGAAATATCCAAAGATGGCTACCTGAACAATACAAGAGATCTTACGTAAAAGACGAATCCAAGGAAGTCCCACGAAACATCCAAGAAGAATCCTTGAAACTTATGCGGGATGTATTATCTGACATGCTCGAAGCAATATCCACCATTTACAGAAAGGTAAGAGAAGAACCGCAAGGGACAGAAAAATACAACGGACTGATTCAAATCCTTACAGAACAATTCCGCAGTTTGTCGGATATGGAAAAATACGTCACCGAACTCAAAAACATGTCTGTCGAACTTGCATACATGAAAGAATTACAGGACGAGAGGCAAAAAATAGGTGCATATGAAAAGATGATGCTCAAAGTACAATTATTATTCTTTAACAAAGACCATGTTGCAAAAACTATACAATTTAGTTCAAAATGGATTAAGAACGGGGTAGAAAAAGACGAGGAATTACAAAAAGCACTAGATACAATACGCAAATGTCCTCAATGCTGTTTCGATATCGCCGACTGGTTCAACAAGGCAAAGATACGACATGATAAAGGATTGCCGATTCCTGAACCGCCAATCATAAAAAGTTAATAGGCACGTAACCGAACAGAAATCACGACTTATGGCTAAAACTGCATGGCATGATCCAGATGTTCACGGCAGATTACTAAACGCATTAATCAAAAGGGCTAACAAGGAATTTTACAAGGCATTGGATGAAAAGAACGTCGAACTTGCACAATCATGGCTAGACAGAATCATCAAATCCGAGCATGGTATACGTTCCTACATTGAGATAGTCACAGGTGTCAAAGAGCTAATCCGAGAAGGAAAGAAACTTGAAGCCGACATCACTAGATGATCTGGAAGTCTTAAGGCAGAAAATCACTAGGGCAAAACAGGAAACAATACAAAAATCATTGCCATTCTGGTGCGGAGATTACCAAGGCTCGGAATTTTGCTGTTACAACCACCGGATAGGATTGCCAAAAAAAGACGGCACAGAGCATCCAATCTATGCTTACGAGGAAGAATTATTCGAGGATATCGAGCAATACAACTATCTTGCAATCGTAAAGGCGACTGGTTTAGGAATCACAGAATTTTTCCTAAGATATGCAGAATGGAAGGCGTTATTCCACTACAAGAACGCACATATTGTAATCTTCACAGGCCCGAATCTCAACCTTGCAAAGATGCAGATACGAAGAATCCAAGACCATTTGAGAGGCAAATACAACTATTCGGGGACAGATTACAGGCTAGAAATCAATACAAACGTCATAGAGGCTTTCCCATCCATGAACATAGACGCTGCAAGATCCTTACCCAATCCCAAATTCATTATGATAGACGAGGCAGCATTTTTCAAGATGGTAAATGACGAGGAAATACGGGCAATCGCTGAAAGGTACGAACTCAAATCCCAGTCCAAGGTCGTTATATATTCTACACCTGGATTGCCGTCTGGTATGTTTTATGATCTAATCAAAGAAGAACCTACCAAATATGCCAAAAGATATCTTGACTACCGAAGAGGATTACAACCACATAAATGCAATCTTGGATTAACTATCTATGATCCTACCAAACTGGATGAGGCAAAGAAATCACCAAGTTTTGAACGTGAATACAACCTACAATGGGGTTACGGCACGGGTAACATCTTTCCATATCAATTACTAGACAAGTGTGTCGAGGAATACGACCTTGCACCACAATCAGACGACAGGGTATTATTCTATGATCCGGCATTTGGCAGTTCAATGTTTGGCATTTTAGGAATGGAAAAGCGTAGTGACGGGTTACTGTATATCTTGGATGCAGAGGAATTTGAGAGGTCTAGTTTTCCCGCAATGCTGGAACGGTTAAAATTCCTTACAGAGTCCAAATATCATAGAGTCCTAGGGGATAACTCACGACCTGAGATAGTCAAGGAACTACAAGACAACGGAATAGATGCAACGGGTGTAATCTTCTCAAAGGAACTTACAGAGATGACCATCACATCAAGCCAAAAGGTAAAGGAATTACAGGTTAGAATCCACCCGATATTCAAGGATCTGTTATTACAATTGCGTTCAGTGGAATACAACGACAAGGGACACCCCGACAAGAAGAAGATATCATTTGACTTGGGAGATCCTTTCATGATGGGATGTAAGCACTTTGCGACTTCCTTTTATGGTGGCATACTGAGGGATAATTGGTAATGTCACAAAACATCCACCAACCAACCAATACTGAATTAATCACTACGCCAACAGGCGAACCATCAAGAAACCAGATTACATTCAAGATTACGATACAGAGAGGCAGAATAACACAGCGGGAAATCAACATATTCTCTAAGAAACTCGAAGAAGCCGCTACAATGTTTCAAGGCGGCAATGTAAAGTATGAGGTAGAATAATTGGGCTGTAATGGCATATGTCCACGATACAAGGCTAAGAAGCCATTACAAGGATCATACTATACCTTTTCAAAGCGATGCCAAGAGTGTGGTATCTTTGTCTTATGGGAAGGCCTGAAATGTCCATGCTGCGGGCAGAAACTACGCACAAAACCAAGAAACAATGAATACCGTGAAAAACTACGAAAAGAACAGGGGATAGACATCAGATGCTAGCAGTAGGGTATAATTTCTATGAGAAATCCCTTGCTACCGTACAGCGTGGCATCGAATCTGTTAAATCCCATGTTGACTATATCTTTGCTATCGATGGCAGATACACGGATGAATACGGGGTACCATTATTTCCAGACTCTGAACCTCTATCTCATGAAATTGTACGCAACTATCTCCAAAACATCCCAAACGTTATTCTGGTTGATCTTCCCGCTACTGAGATCCAAAAACGACAGCGATACCTTGACATGTGCAAACAATACGACTGTGAATATCTCATTATCCTCGACGGGGACGAATTCGTTTTACCTGAGTCCGACTGGCAATCATTCAAACATAACTTGGAACAATGTAAACCAGATACCAACATCTACGGGATAAAGTACGAGTATTCATATCCACAACACCATGACGCTACAAACTATCCTAGATTATGGTTCAGACCGTGGGAGATGGAGTATTTTCATGCCCATTGCTTATTCAAGAATAAAATCACGGGCAGAGTGCAGAAATCAAGTTCAGGTGTACCATGTATCGAAGGCATCAGGATGGCAGGTGATGACACACTACGAAACAGGGAATACCAATTGCAGTCTTTTGAATACCAGACTTGGCTTATCGAACACGAGCAAGAAATCAGGGAAGAATATCGAGAGAAAGAATATTAAGAACCGTCGTTTAAATGAATTTAAAATGAGTGAAATACACAAGAAAAGAAAATCACCCGTTATCGAAGAAAGAAAACTAATCCAAACGGACTTGTTGCAATAATGCTCGAATGTCTTATCTGTCACAAACTGGAACAGTTACCCGAAGATATGCAAGATCATTTGTTGATTCACGAGGATAGTTCCTGATGCCGCCTTCGATCAATTCTGCCAAATGTGACAAATGTGAAAGGTCATTTCATCCTGACGATATTGAGAATCACAAGGCATTACACGAAAAGGAAGGCGACATTTGTATCGTCTGCGGTCTTGGTATGATGATTACTTCCGAAGATGAAATCCATATCACCTGTGACTATTGCAGTACAACGTGGACGAAGCAGGGTCATGAAAAGCCATTGAGTGAGAGAATATGAAAAGTCTCGGTAAATTATGTCTTGTAAAATACAAGTTAAAATGTTATGATTGTGATATCATCTATGTTACACCAGAGAGAAAGGAATTACAATATGAAAAAGGTCTAACAGTAACAGCCAAGTGTCAAGAGTGCGGAAAGAAGATTTTTAGTAAACGAATAGTTGGTCCAATTATTGACCTAGGATTAATTTCTATATGAAAGCCTTGGACTTTATCAAATTACATTTTGACGTAGACGAAGCAGATGCCGAGTTTGATAAGGCATTGATGGAGTTTTTGACACCTTGAACTGCCAATGCTCAGACGAACCATTGTTTTGTAGGCTATGTCATTACGGTGATATCCATATTTCCTTCACAACAGAATCAGATATAGTAAAGCATTTCAAGGATATCCACGGAGTATTGAGATCATGAGTTTATCCAAACAGCATAAAATCAAACGAAAACTGGTATTGCTTCATATAGAAGATGGAACAATGGTCGAGTGTCAGAATCTTGCAGCACACCTAAAAACTCTATACCCAAGTACCATATTCATGATTACCCACAAGAAGATGGATTCAATTTCAAGAGCTGAACTAAAACAGATGGTGAAGATGTTAGAATGATGTCAGCAAGCGAACACGATGATCTAGTGGAAAAATATCCACTATTCACACCCGAAGAAATAGCAGCAGCAAGAAAAATGTTTGACGATTCAAGCGACAGACAAATCAAGAAACAACCGCTAGTATCGGTAATAATCCCCGTCTATAACTGCCACAAATACGTCGCACTTGCAATAGAATCGGTACGCATGCAATCTTGGAAGTCATTGGAACTTATCATAGTAGACGATGGAAGCGATGACGGAACTACGGAATTATTGCAGAAAATCATAGATCCTAGAGTGCCAGAAGTACAGGTAATTTACCAACTTCAAAACAAGGGTACGGCATCAGCACTAAACGAGGGAATCAAGCACGCACGAGGCGAATGGATAAGATGGCTTTCAGCAGACGACATGATGTATCCAAACAGCGTACAAGATATGATGATATTTGGTGTAGAGGATAACGCCAAACAGTCCAAAAACGCTATATTTTACAGCGACTATGATATCATTGATGAACGTGGCAGTCTTATCGGCGACTTTATCGAGCCAGATCGCAACCTATCCGACCATGAAACAAAAACAAAGGAGTTATTCAATCATTTCTACGGCAACGGATCAACCAGCTTAATACACAAAAACGTATTCAAGAAATGCGGATTATTCGATGAATCGCTGAAACATTCCGAGGATTATGAGTTTTGGTTGAGGGCAACAGCATTGTTCAACGTTGAAATGATACGGGTACCGACGAAAACCATCAAGTACCGCAGATGGTCAGGCCAGATGACAAACAAAGTAGGCGGAAGTCTGGACGAACAGATTAAAAAGTCTATTAAAGATAAAATGAGTCAACTAGCCTGATGGATGCTTCACAATCTGGCTTATCCTCTGGTTCTTTAGGCGGACCAACTACAACAAACTCTGGCAATCCGACGTATTCAGATGCATCAGCAGGCCCACAGACAAGCAAAGTTCCAAATGCAAAACCTACCGAAATGCCATTGAAGAAAAAGAAAAAGATGGGAATGGAGATGTTACCATTCCAGCCAGGAGATCCAGAAATAGATTACGTCGATTCACCAATATCAAAACAATGCGGAACCTGTGAATATTTCAAATATCCGTCAATCTGTACTCTACCGCTATCAATCCCAGTCGAACCGATAACAGGATGCTGCAATCAATGGGAACCAAAAGATAATTCAATTAACGAGGCACGAACCACATTACCCAAGATGAAATATTGTGCGGGATGCAACAAGGGACACGAGGACAAGGTAACGGTATGCGACAAGTGTAGTTCTACCGAATTCACACCAAATCCAACAAGCAAATATACCATATCTGGCTAGTGGAAACGTGACGGTCAATCTTTTATTAGCTGTTCCAAGCCCAAGGGATATCCCGCAGGTTTTAGACGAACATCCTCTTTTACCATGCGATATCTTTGTGGTAAAATACAAACCAGAATGGCAGGCATACTATGATATCCGAGAGTTTTTTCTAGGACACAAGGAATACACACATCTTGCCATTGCCTGCGATGATATTGTCGTAAAACCAAACCACATACGGAGATTGGTAAAAGATCTAGAACTGTTTGATTATGATATTCTATCGGGCATGATGAACATAGAACAGGACGATTTTGAATGGGTAAACATCACACCCACAAGCAATATACCAAATCCAAGACATGAAGAAAGACATTATCAATGGTACAAAAAATCAGAGTTGGTCGGCAAGGGTATAATCGAGTGTGGTTTCTCTGGATTTCCTCTGATGGTACTACGCAGAAATGTAGTGTCAGAGATTCCCTTTGATGCAGACGGTTCCGCCAATGGTACGGATAACACTTGCGGTGGTTCCTTGGATGTAATGTTCTGCAAGGCAGCACACGAGAAAGGCTACAATATAATGGTCGATACAGATGTTGTCCTATTGCACCTAAGACGGGAAGGCAAGTCCCTAGTAGGCGGTGCAGTTCCTGATTGGTATTTCAGACCAAAAGGCAGCCCAGATGTCAGAAAGGATTTTGTCAGAAACAAGCAACTATTACGAAAAGAACTAGATGCATTTATAGCATCAGGTGGATTGCATCAGGAACAACCAAACAGATTACTTATTGCCATGGCAAATATCTTTTTAGAGTCAAATTGACTTGAGATAGCATGGCGTTACGTCTGCTACTAAACACATACGATGTTCCACAATATGATTACGGCAGAAACTTTACCTTCAAGATCTATGACGAAACACAGACGGCTTTTGACGCTACTGCATACACTTCGGCAGTTTTCAAGACTTTTGACGTAAATGGAAACCAGATGATTCCAGATATCCCAGTCACTTGGACAAGCCAAAGCACAGGAGTCGGAACAGTGGCATATACCATATCCAACAGGCCCGCACAATCCGTATTCTACTACGTATGTATCCAGATGTGGAATAGTACCACTCAGGTATCTACTGCAAGGCTAAGAATTTTTATAGACGGTCAACCAAGTACAAACTGACAGTATCCACCTGTGCAATTGTTGCTTCGGCACTCGATGATTTAGCCAGACCTTTATGAGAGTGCATAATTAGTCCATTTTAACCTCGAAACAAATTAGTTCCTATGGTAAAGCACTATGAACATATACCTACACCAAACGAGATCCGAACTTCTTACAATAAACAGGCTAACGGTGCAGTCCAGCAGTTTTATGGTTTCATCTCACAAGAAGTAACAGGTGCCAAGGATAATTCAGGCAAGCCGTCAAGCCAAGTATCAGACTTTTATGTTCCGTATGTAGTTCCGCCTTTTGGTAGTTTTATCCAGTGTCAAGAATATTACAGGACAGTTGGAAAGGTCCAGAACGTTATAGATAGTATCGTTGCAAATATCATCAACCGTGAATGGTATTTTGAATCAGACAAGGATGCCTATGTCAACAAGATGGAAGACTGGGAAGAAAAATTCAATCTTTCAGATGTTATCGAACATATCGTAAGAGACTGGCTGATGTGTGGAAATTCCATCATAGGATTTTCAGACTGGCAACCAATGCAGCTAAGCACTATCCTTGGAATGAAACGAGATATTTATGGTATTCCTGAATATTTTGTGCAGACTGTAAACGGCAAAGTTGTCGATATACAAGCAAAACCATTCCTGTTTACAAAATTCATAGAAATCAATAGAGACGCATGGGGTATTCCATTATTTGGATCTTTAATCGCATCAAACTATACCGATATCGACGGAAAACAACCTCTGCCAATGTTGCAGGTATATCGTCAAATGTTGCTAGATTCTGGAAGAATTTATCACAAGTATGCAAGCCCGAGGGCAATATGGTCATTCCCAGGGGCAAACAAGGAAGTATTGGAAAAAGACATCAAGCCATTAATGGATGCAATGCGTCCAGGTGACAGACTTGCATTAAACACACTTCCAACGTTAGTCACTGAGCAAGTCGAATTCAGAAACAGATTCGATGTTATTGTCAAAATGATAAACGACGAAACCGAAGCCGGATTACAATCATCGACTAACAGACTAATCACCCAGCCCTCAGCAATGGCAGACGCAAAGGAAGCAGGGGCACAGGATGATGATAGGGTTCTAGGTATAATGGAAAAACTACGAAGGGTTATCAATAAGTTCATCATCCCACGAGTCATCGGTGAAGCTAACGTCTGCTTCTTCAAGTGGGGTGCCAAAGATACTATGGAACTCGAATTCCCAGAGGGACTAATGAACGCACTAAACGTATCCCAGAACGGTCAACCGGTAATATCCATTGCAGAGGCTAGAATGATCTTATCGATAAAAGGCTGGAAACTAGATGATGGATTGTATCAACAAAACCTCAACCAACAGGTATTCCAGTTACAACAATTGGCAATGAAACAGATGCAGAACCAACAGAATCAGGCTAATCTGCCAGGCAAAGATCCAACACCACAAAAGACAGATGATGACATCAGCAAGGTCGATACAAAAGATTCATCCCAGACAAATACCATACCATTTCGGGATACTACACTAGCATTGCCCGCAGGTGATCCGGTAGTACCTGCACCAAACAAGACCAAGCCACAGCATACGGGTGCCTAGAAAGTTCTCTTTATTAATAGAGACAAATTAGTTCCATGAGTTCAGATTTTAAACTAATCAAAGAGAATCTAGACGGTTCAAAGACATGGAAGATTAAAGCAATTTCAGTCACTACAACAGGAAACAATCGAAAATATAACAAGGAAGAAATGACGCTGGGTGCAAGAAGCCTATCATTTAGACCGTTAAACCGTAATCATGCTAGACCATTCTTGCCATTCCCAGAGAACCAAACGGGAGTAATGGACTTTGATCCTGTAAAAATGGCAGTAACTGGGGAAATGAGAATCAAAGATCCTCACATAAACCAACTAATCAAGGAAGGCAAGATAAACAAGCTATCCATCGAGCAATTACCATCTAAAGGCGAGGATTGTAGCCTTGCAACTGGCGTATGCGAACAAAAAGGGGTAATTTTCACAGGATTGGCACTTTTGGATTCCAATGTCCCCCCAGGAGATCCCACCACTGAAATCAAGGTGGAAATGAAGGATATTCCTATCTTAGAATGTGTGACGGATTGCTGCAAGACCGAGATGAAAGGCGAACCGTTTGCCGGATATGATGATTTTGATGCCTGTACTGCTGACGGAAACAGTGACGAATTATGCGGATATCTCCAAGCACAATCAGAAAAGTTTGAAACTGCCCCATGGCCCAAAATAGAAAAGAAATCTGACAAACTTACCATGGATGATATCGAACAGACATACGATTCCATGAACGATTCACAAAAAGCCCACATCATAGATCCAAATGATTTCTACAAGAATACCAAGAAATTCGTAACAAAATCATTCAAGGATCTAAACGACAAGCAGAAACAGGCACTAATCAAGACATACGGATTCCGACATAGATATAATGATGTAAAACATCTGTTACCAGATTCAGAAGGTCCAACATCACAGCAACCATTGTTTGATGATGACTTGCTTGGTCAGGAAATGGATATCAAGAAAGCAACTGATGATTTAATCAAAAAGGGAATAAAAGATCCCAGAGCTCAATCAATGGCAAATCAAGATCCTGAAAATAACACAGAAAATAATTCTTCTATACCACAATCACAAGACAATGGTATAATGTCCACAATAGCAATCAAAAGCAAAAAATATACAAAAGAGCAAATCGACGCCCTTGCAACAAAAATGATTTCAAAGAAAGAAATCAACTCAATGGTATCTGCATTTGTAGGACAGCAAAATTACAAGGCACCAATGTCTGACGCACTATCGTCAGTATTGTATAACGCTTCTGACGATGAACTAGACCAATATGCAAGAATCACACAAGACCAAGATCCAAGCGTAATCCCACAAGGCGGATTACCAGACTACAAGGCATTTACACAAGAAATGATGAAAGGCTTGTCTGAAATCCTTGCAAAGAATACTGAGGAATTGGTAACAAAACTCATTCCAAAAACAGAGTCCAAAGTCGAACCATCAAGTATAGTCGATGATTCTACCAAGATCAAGACTGAAATGGTCAAGACAATGTATGAATATTATGACATCAAAGGACACAAGGAACTCAACAACCTCAAAGAATTCACTTATACTTTAGACAAAAATGAATACCTCACCAAGTATGGTGCTACCCAGCCAAGCGGTGCAGGTTCAGTCATTCCAAACCAAAAGGGAACAAAGGAAGAAACAGTAACCGTAACAGCCGGTGACATGGGACAGACCTTTGCAAAACAGGTCATGCTCTTGCCAGGTGGAAGAATGAGAGTTCCAGTTAGACAATACTGCAACTTTTCAGAGATTCCAAACGGTGCAGACAGAGCCAATTGGTATACCATAGGATCATTTGTATTCACAACAATCACAGAAGGCACAGAACCAACCAACGTAGCCCAAACAGTAGTCAAGGTACAAGCATTGCCAACTATACGAGGTGCAGTTCAAAGAGTCGGATACTCACAAGTAGAGAACGCACCATTTGGTCTAGTTGATGCAATCAACAACGCAATGGTACTCGCAGGCTTACATGATGAAGCCTTAGACTTGCTTGGAAGTGGTGGCTCATACTGGGGAACACCATCAAACGTAACCAACTGGGTAAACGGAAACTCTGGTGCAAACATCACTAGCCAGAACGACGACATTGCTTCAATGACTCTCACAAGAACCGGACTGATTGCAGCCAAGAGATTGATTGCAGCAGGCGGTTATGATACAAGTCCAGGCAACCTCGTACTATTCTTGCATCCAAAGGCATACCAAGACTTGATGACTGATACAAACCTGAACACCTACTACCAATATGCCAGACCAGACATCACAGCAACCTACGTTCTAGAACAACTCTACGGTGTAGATATAGTGCCGACAACCTCAGTTGCATCAGCAACAAACACCACAAACGCAACATACAGAAACACACTAGCCGTGAAAGGATGGGCTCTAGGAATCGCAGCAGCAAGAGAGATTACAATCGAAGTACAACGAAGAAACGAAGTCCAGCAACTTATCATTTCTGGAACCCATAGAGTAAAATCAGCAGTAATCGACTACGCTGCATCCTGTGGAATATCTAGTGCACAATAGGTGTATCTAGGTGTCTAAACTTTCTGAAACTTACAAGGGATGGAAAGAATCTGGCATGTCAGGCCGTGGCAATACTGACGCTATCATACACGCCATAGTCGAAGAATTATTGAAAAACGATAAAGTCGAAGCAGTAACAGAAGAAAAACCAAAGAAAAAGTAACTTCTCTTATCTTTTAATGGAATTATACCATCATGGGAGATATAACTGATCTTTTCAATAGTGTAGCCAAGACAAAACAGACGATATTAAAAACACTTACCTCAAGTGTTTCAACTTCCGGAACATCATATGTAGATGGTGCTAGTTTATCAGTACCTAATAACTGGTATTATGCGACATTTTTTGATGAAACCAATAACAGTGGAACTACACTGACATGGCAATTACTAGAGGGAGCAACCCAAAAAATTACAAAATCATATGCCAGTCAGGGTATATCTTCACCAGTAGATATCCAAACAATATATCAAAATACATCAGGTTCAACACAAACGGTGAAATTACAAGTAAAATCAAACGGTGCGGGTGGTTCTCCAACAGTTTCATTAAATAATATGTCAATAATAGCGTCTCCTAATCCAATTTTATACATACAGCCTACAGAAGTTAGTTCATCTGTATGGAATAGAAATATTTCATTACAGATTAAAGCATATGTTACAAGCATGGATGTTTTGATTGCTTCTGATCAAATAACAGGAACAGGTACATATGTTCCCGAAGTATTCTATGAAGGATTATTACCAGTTTCAGATAATCAAACAACACCACAGACTATAACATTTAGTAGAATGGTTGACAGTTTTAACTTTATAGGAACGCCTGTTGCAACACAAAAGGCTTTATATATAGCCTATGATTGGGATGGAAAACAACTTACGTTATAGTGATATATCATGGTCTTAACAAAATACACTGGCATACAAACCCTGACAGGTTCCGAAGCCGAGATATTCAACGTAAACAAAGGTGCATCAACAATTCACTTTGGTGGAACCGTATATCTTGACGAATTAGTTTCAGGCGATACGGTACGGGTACGAGTTTATGATAAAAAGGATGGCGTTGGATACTGGAAGTTTGACGGTGAAGTAAATGATTATGTCGGAAGTAATAACGGAACTATCACTTACAATACAAACCTCAAGGCATTATACAAATTTGAACAAAACATAAACGATTCTACAACAGGGGCAAATAATCTAACCCTAGCCGCCGGTACCACATCTTATGTATCAGGACAAGAAGGGAGTGCCATATCACTTAACGGTTCTACATATTATACTGCTAGTAGTTCGGCTGTTATAACTGGAACCGCTGATAGAACTGTATCATTTTGGATGTATATTACATCATTTGTAGCAAATCAAGGTCCATTTGGTTGGGGGGTGGGTAGTAATAATAACGCCTTTGGGATGTATTTTCCAAATACTAACGGGGTAGCTTATTGTTTTGGATATGCAAATGATGTTCAATTCAATACAACGTTTTCATTAAACACTTGGTATCACATAGCAATAGTAGTATCATCTACGGGGACTGTTAGAACATTATATGTAAATGGAGTACAGGACAAACAATCTACAACAACAGCATTGAATACTTCATCATCTAGTTTATTCGTAGGTCAGGATTTTCTAAGCAGTGTAGATTTTAATGGTTATTTGGACGAGTTCAGAGTTTATTCTTCTGCTTTGTCTGCCTCTCAAGCCTCTGCTCTATACATGGTAGGAAAATATGGTCAGTCGCATACTTTTGATGGTGGAGAATACATTTCAGTTGGAAACCCTACTGCCTTACAATTTGAAAGGACAAACTCATTTACATTTGCATACTGGGCAAAATACACATCAAATACCAAAGAAAAAATCATCACCAAGAATAACGGAGACGCCACCAAAGGCTATGAGATGGGATTCAATGCCTCTGGATTTCCAATCCTACGATTAATCAATACATCCTCTACAAACGAAATCAATGTGGTAGGATCGGCAAGCTATGATGACGGAAACTATCATCATTTTGTATGGACTTATTCGGGTACGAGCCTTGCAAGCGGGGTAATACTATATGTTGACAATGCCGCCGTTACTTTGACTACAACTACCAACAATCTGAGTGCGACTATCGCCAATTCAAACAATGTAATATTCGGGGCTGACACGGGAGGAACAAACCCGTTAATAGCACAGATTGACGACCTTAGAATCTATAACCGTGTCCTGTCATCTTCCGAAGTATCCGACCTATACAACAACCCGCAAAATCTAAACTCAATAGTCTACGACAAGTCATATTCTGGTCCTTTATCCAGCAAGACGCTTTACATCCCAATCATACAGACAAACAACTATTCAGTGACATTGCAGCAGTCAGCGGGTAATTACTATAAAACTTTAGATTGGTCAAGAATTGAGATCACGTAATGGGATACCATCGACATGATGTATCATTTACAGGTCTTGATGCGGCTACAGTCGTACAACAAAACAACCTATACCAACAACTAAAGCCACACTGGACAAAGAAACACTTTCGTAAAGTGCTATCCAAAATAGCCAAGAAATATGATGACTGGTCCTATGTCACTCTGGTAAAAAATACACCCGTAATCCAGCCTTACATCTACAAGCAATTCAAGCCACACTGGACTAGAAAGCATTTCAGGCACATCATACCCAAGATTGCCAAAAAGTTTGATGATTGGTCGTATATCGATTATGTCAAAAAAGATGTCACGATACAACCATACTTGCTAAAACAGTTAATCCCACACTGGAAACACCGAGCCAGAACACACCGATACTTTACAACAAGAAAGGTATCGCCAAAATATGACACCTGGAAAGTCACCACACAGATTCCAGTTACGATATACGGATTTGTCTTGCAACCATGGCTCTTGAAACAACTTATCCCCAAATGGAAATTCAGATTCAAGACTCACCGATTCTTCAAGGCAAGAAGAACCACTTACAAGTATGATGTATGGAGAGCATCGGTAAACATCCCGCCAATCATGCCGACCTTTGCAGTAAACATTTCACCACCAATAACGCTAAACATTAAGGTAATCAAACAGACACCACAAGGAATATCTGCCAATGTACCTAAATGATACTAGGATGGTATTGATTCCATGACATACTATCAACTGGAACGGGCAAGGCCAAGGTGTAACATAGACAACGGAGATATCACTTTTGATACCATTCTAAACGACTTTGGACAGTCAGCAGACAATGAAGTAGATGACTTTCTCTACAAATGGGCTGCAAAGAACCGAGTTTTATCAGCATTGCCCGCAGTTCCCCTTACATCCCCACCACAAAACATCCAAGACGCATCTACACAGCGAGTAGTGGCAAAATGGTGGCGTAGACAGCAGAATTGGACGGCAGCAAAGGAAGCACAGGACGAAAGTGACAAATTAATCATGCAGTATATCGAACGATTAAAAGTTGATATTATACGATATGGAGTAATATTCTAATGCCTAGGTTAGAAACTGTTTGGGGAACCAAGGCAGAAGATCGTTATTCTGGCGGCATACCTGATAATCTATCCTGTGCTGTTTGCAACGTAGCCGTTCCAAAACAGATCTGCAATGAAACCATCGTATCTATCGATGACGAAACTCTGGAAAACCTCAAAAAGTCGGGTATCGAAAATCTTACACGGGAATTCAAGTTACACTGTCCAAAATGTACTTCTCAAATATTCGGAATTTTACTAGAGTAACATGGCAGAATATCAAATAAATTTATCAGCGACTTCAAACACTGCCGCTAATACTTTTGACCAATTCGTGGAACTAAAAGCTGCTTCCGGAACTTCGATTACTATCAAAAGAGTCAGAGTTTCATTTGTTGCAACTACACCCGCAGACAACTTGTGCCAGATAAAAGTTCTAAGAAACTCTGCCGCTGGAACTGCTACATCAGGAAACACACCGACACCATTAAAATTAAGACAAAATTCACCTGCTGCAACTGCTACCGTAGTGACAAAGAACGGAACAAATGGGTTTACCTTGGGTGCAAATACTGATACTCCAATCTTTGACGGTGTAAACACAAGATCCGTCTATGAATGGATTGCAGCAGATCAAGAAGAATGGGTGGAATCGGTTGTAGCCCAATATGTAGCTGTAGCAATTGCAATATCAGCCGCCTCATTTCTTGTCAATGTAACAATCGTGTGGGAAGAATAGTCTCATGTCTGCATTAATTACACTTTCTGTAAATTTACCCAAGATAACCACACAATCCGTAAACCTTCCCAAAATCACCACGCAATCGGTGAACCTGTCACGGTGATTATACTATGGTAACTTATTATATCAACAACTGGGGTTTTGTGCAACCTTTTCAGGTATTCCAGTCAGACGGAACAACCGTATATGACATCACAGGAACTACGGTAAAATGGTTGTTCAAAAATAATGCCGTAACTCCGGCAACTACTATGACTATAACCGGTGCGATCACAGACGCACCAAATGGTAAGGTTAGTTTCACAATACCCAACAATTTCTTTACTATTGTTGCAAAATGGGACTGCCAAATCCAGATAAGCTCGGCTTCGTTACTAATCCAGACAGATCCGCCCTTTGTCGTAGAAATCATCCAGAGTGAAACCTAGATGTCCGTATCGATACGAGTCGATACATCGGATTATGACAGAAAGATAGGTCTTGTACGTGCTGGAATAGACGAGTTTCTACCAATGATTATAACCGAAGGAACGCCATTAATTCAACAGGAAATGGCAAACCAAGTCCCAGTGAAAACAGGAAGATTACGGGCATCAATCAGTTCCGAATTGGGACAGAATGAATCAGAAACATCAACAAATACGGGATATGGATTATACGTAGACCAACCAACCCAACCGCATATCATTTATCCAAGGATTGCCAAATTCTTGAGATTCCAGATAGACGGTATATGGATTCGTGCATCAAGTGTCAACCATCCAGGGACAAAAGGAAACTTTTTCATACAAAGGACGGTGGATGTAATCATGCCACAGTTGCACGATCTTGCTAAATCAATCTGGTCTAGCTTGGTGAACAAGTAATGGTTTATCCTGATGTCACAAACGAGGTGGATCATAATGCAGTAAAGCAAAGGATAGTCTCAACCCTGAAACTTGATACCACACTTTACAATCTGAATAATCTTAAAGGATCACTGGCCCATTCAGTCGATGTCGGACTGCCAGACGGTTATAACTGGAATTCCATACCATTTCCGTATATTCGAGTAACAAACGATCCCAATTTCGAGGATGACCAGATATTTGGTGCCGCAGTAGCTGGAACGTCGCCTTATGCCCACGTATCGACAAGTAAGCATACATGCCGTTATCTTGTTATTTTCATGGCTTCGGACAAGTCAGCTCAAGCATTGGAAAAAACTATCGATTTAGCCCACAAGGAAATCAAGAACGCTTTAAAATCCAACCTGAAACTTGTAACTGCCGCGGGAACAAACGACCTTGGAGTGATACAATCAAGACCACTAAATTCCAAATTGGTCGATGGTGGAAGGTTTAAGGGAATGACGGTTAATGGTATTATTATACAGTTTCAGGTGATTATACAGACATGACGCTTACCGCTAATGCACATGGTTATGAGGCTTCGGCATGGTACATTCTTGAAGTAACCGAGGGAACAACACCTGCAACACCGGCATATCTTGCACTTGCTAACCATGTTGAAATCAAGGAAAACGAATCTCCAAAACCAAACGGAGTACGAAAATCAGGCTCTGTCGATTATGCTTCCTTCCAGAAAGGAGTCGTAAAACCAATGATAACGGTAACATTCAGACCGACACAGGCAAACGGATTGAACTTTCTAGTAAACTATCTTTCTACGGATAACGCATTTACACTTGTCACCAAGAACCAGAATACGGGACAATTCCTAAGACGATATGTAGGTTGCAAAGTAAAATCTGGATCTGTAAAATGCAAACTATACCCCAAGGAAGATGTCACCGAGGTAACTTGTGAAATCTGGGGCTGGTCAATACAATACGCAGACATTTCAGGTTCAACTTATGAAACAATACCAACAACTGCGATAAATTGGTCAGATGTTACCGTAAAAATCGCAGCATCAACAGTAACCGATTGGTGGGAAGCAAACTTTGATGTTACTAACGATCTATACAGAATCGTAGACAATACAGGTGCAACTACCCAAATAAAACGTGGAACTAGGGAAGCCAAAGGTGATATCACTAGATCAGTATCATTGACAGACCAAGTCCAGACAGAAATTCAAGCAGTAGAAGCATCAACTGTAACAGCGTTTGAAGTGGACTTGTTAGCCCATACTTTCGTCTTTTCTGGTGGTGTCTATACTGATGTGGACGTAACAAACCCGATTACCGACATGTCATCAAAGAAATTATCCTTCCAAGGTGCGACATTCACCCAGACCTAAAACATTTAAAAAGACTGAAATTAATTTAAACCTGTGCCGGAATTACAACAAAAGACCTTCACTATACGGGACAAAACCTACGTAATGAAGGAAATGATAGGAGAGGAAGATCTGGCATTTCAACAACAGTTTACAAACCCGCAGACTTTTGCAGTAAATATTCGTGACTTGTGGTTCAAAAGATTGTCACGTACTATCATAACCCCGCAGATGTCAGAAACCGAACTACGACAACTATCCGCCTATGAATTATCTGCATTGATTACAGAATGGCGTCTATTGAATGAGCCTGATCCGTCCAGTTTTTTATCGAACTCGGCAAGTACAAGGACTACATAGACCATCCACTTTATGCCTTTTACATTGCCAAAACTAGGCTGAACCTGTCCCATGAAGATTTTAAGAGCATTTCCAAGGCAACTTTAAAGAAACTCCTATTACTAGACAAGATGTTAAATCCACAGGGTAGAAAATGAGTGCAGGAACAACAGAAGCAGATGTAAAGATCATCCTATCCGCAGATGATCAAGCTAGCGGACCGATTGATTCGGCAACAAACCAGATCAATGATTCCTACAAGACTCTGACAAACAATGCACGAGCAGCAGGTAGGGAATGGATTAACAATAATTTTAGTTTATATGAATTAGGTAGAACTATGCACTCGGTTCATACCATAACC